ACGGCAACCTCTATGAATCGAAACGGATGATGGCTAATTATGAGTCAATTCCCGGCGATTCGGGTGCAATTGTGGTCAATATGCGAGGAAAAGCGGTTGGATGGCATCTTGCCTCGCCGCAACAGAATAATACTCTTGCACATTTTCAACCCCTCACTGAGGAAATGATCACTTATTTTAAAACCAAACCTGAAAAAAACTCCAAGCCTGGCTCAGACACTACCCCAGCTCGCTCAGTGGTTCCCTTCGCGTCGCAACAGGGGAAAAGCTCCACGAATTAGCGCAACTTCTGAGTGAACAGGTCCCATATCTGGGGCGCCTTAAACAAGTACAAGGCCCTGATAAAGACCAAACTCGTCAGAATGACGCTGACATCGAAGAAATTTTGCGTGAAGCGAAGGTGCAATTTAAACAAACACATATTTCGAACTCCCCAAACCTGGAAGCAGCGTATCGTGCTGCTTATCGATTTATGAAAGAAAAACCAACCACTGTTGATGCTGATGTCGAGGATTCAGCGTGGCTTTGGGTGGAAATAATCTGGGCGAACCATTGGTGGAACAGTGGGATGAGTACCTACGATGAAGTTATGAGTGATTCTAACATCATTAAAAAGGGAAAATCTGCTGGTCCTGTCTTTGAGAAGGCCGGCGCCTATGATAAGGAGCTGGCTTGGAATAATCCGGACATAAAGAAATGGATCTTGCACGAATGGGAAGTGGAGCTATTGAGAAATTGCCCCACTATATCAAAGGTGCATGTGAAAAAAGAAATTCTCCCAATCAAAAAAGTGCAACAAAACCGGTTGCGGAACATCCAAGGGGTTGCTTGTGATCACACCATGTGGTCTTTCATGGCGTTTAGGCGTCTACATCGCAACATTCAGTCAGCCAATTTGAGGGCCATGACTGGCCTTGGTTGGACACCTTATCGTGGTGGCATGGATGATCTTGCCGCCTACCTTGCCAAGCATGGCATGGGTTGGGAGTTTGATGGTGCCTCATGGGAATCAAAAATTTGGACTGACTCACTTATGCGTATAGCTGAGATTAAGTTCAGAGCCCTTGCGCCTGAATTGCGAACCAATGAGAATTATATCCGCATTAAAAATCTTTACAGAATGATAGCTGAAGTTCCTTTTGTGATGCCGGATGGGCACACATTTTTAAAGGGAGTGAATGGTCG